CCTGTATCAGTCATGGCAAATGATTTATTGACAACTTATAAGTTAGGTTGGAAGACATCTTATTATCAGAATACATATGATAATAAGACTGATGAAATAGAAGAAGTGAAACCACAAGAGTGTTCTGTTGATAGTTTACTAGACAGTTTATCTAATGCTGCGGAGTGTGATGCCTGTGCCATCTAATAATATTAAAGGAATGACTGTCTTCAACACTGATGTAGTCAACCTTAAGAAACAACCCATGTTCTTTGGTGCTCCCTTGGGGGTACAGAGATATGATGAGTATAAGTATCCTGTCTTTGAGAAGTTAACTCAACAGATGTTAGGATACTTCTGGAGACCTGAAGAGGTATCACTCCAGAAAGATCGTGCAGACTATGAGGCATTGAGACCTGAGCAAAAGCACATCTATACATCTAATTTAAAATATCAGATCATGCTGGACAGTGTTCAAGGCCGAGCACCTGGTATGGCATTCACACCTTATGTTTCTATACCTGAATTAGAAGGGTGTATGAACATATGGCAGACTATGGAGATGATTCATAGTAGATCATACACATATATTATTAAGAACATTTACTCTGATCCTTCTGAGGTATTAGATACTATCTTAACTGATGATAGAATACTTCAGAGAGCTACCAGTGTTACTAAAGCATATGATGACTTTGTTAATGTAGCAAGTGAATGGGGTCAGAGCAGTAGTTGGACATCTGACATGAAGGAGCATCCTAATTCAGAATGGACTAGAAAAGATTTAAAACGACACTTATACAGGGCAGTAGCTAATGTCAATATTTTGGAAGGTATCCGCTTTTATGTTTCTTTCGCTTGTAGTTTTGCTTTTGGTGAGCTCAAACTCATGGAAGGATCCGCTAAAATCATATCGCTTATTGCTAGAGATGAGAACCAGCATTTGGTCCTAACCCAAACAATCCTAAAGAATTGGAGAGAGGGTGATGATCCAGAGATGGTAGAGATAATGCAGGAGGAAAAGGAATGGTTGAAGTCTGCATTTGAAACTGCTGTTGATGAAGAGAAGAAGTGGGCAGAGTATTTGTTTAAAGATGGTAGTATGATTGGGTTGAATGAGAAACTTCTGTCACAGTATGTTGAATGGATTGCTAACAAGAGAATGAAAGCAATTGGATTGGATCCTATCTATGATATATCATTAAGAAACAATCCATTACCTTGGACACAACATTGGATTAGTTCTAAGGGTCTACAGGTAGCACCACAAGAGACTGAAGTAGAGTCTTATATCGTTGGTGGTATCAAGCAGGATGTTAAGAAGGATACTTTCTCAGGGTTTAAACTATGAGTGATGAATTTACCATAGACATTGATAAGGCATTAGAAAATGCCAAGACTACTGACCTTAATGGATTTGCAAAGGATACATATCCTGATGGTCTAGGGTCAGTTAAAGCAGCAGTTATTAACTGTATCAACCTAGCAGGTTTAGATAAGAAGTTGATGGGTGATATAGCAGATGGTGAGTGGAATGAATACTACACACAGAACTCAGTTGGTAGAAGATCTAAGAAGATAGTGATAGAGTACGATATAAATACCAATTAGGAAACTGTCTACTGGGTATGAAAACATATAAAGAGTTTATGCTAGAATGTTCTCAGTTAAATGAGGGAGGTTTAGCAAGACAACTTAGTAAGGCTAAAACTAAAACCACTGGTCACATTTCTGCTGATCGTGGTAGCAGTGAGTCTAAGAATCGTACCAAGAGAAAGGGTCTTGAGAAGGATCTAAAGAAGAAAGGTATAGGATATAAGAAGAGCACTGGTAGCTACAAGTACGATGACGGAAAGACTGGTAGAGAAGTATCTTACTCTACATCTAAACCTGATAAGATGTCTAAGCGTAGGTTTGGCAAGACAATGAGGAGGTTAGGTCGTAAGCACGGTCAAGAATCTGTGATCACAAAGAAACCTAACAAACCAGCAAGGTTACATGACACTGAGTCTAAGAAACCAGGCAAGTCTGTCAACTTAGGAAAAGAAAAACCAGGTAAACATCCACAAGGATCTGGTCAAACTGGAGAAAAGAGAACTAGGGGTTCTAAATTATCCAAATCATCCAACAAAGATAGGAACATGCATTATGGCAATTGATTACGATGACTCCAACTGGAGAGAAGAGTATAAAGCTTATACCTCTAGCAGGTATCAACTTGATTTACTTGAGAATGGTCCCAAGAGTTTATCTCAGTCATGGATGATGGGTGCAATGCATAACAAGTGGAAAAAGATTAAAGGGTATAAGGATCCTGAACCACCTAATTGTCAATCATCATTCAAAGAATTTAACAATAAGTATCAAGATAAATAGTCTGGTATAGTATAATCTATAACCATGTCTAGACAATTTGGAAGTTTTATAGAGCAAGCTGCTGAACAGGAAAAGGAACAAGAAGATCCTAAAGCCAAAAGATTGAAGATGATCAAGAGGCAGGTCTTGCAAAAGAAAGTGCAAGCTGTTAGGCAGGGTGCTGGTGAAGATATTGTTGCGTCTCATGAACCTGAAGGTGAACTAGTAGAAGGTGATGTTCATTCAGGACAAGGTGAGAAGATACAGAAGAGAACTAAAGCATGGATGGATAAGAAAGGACAGAAGGGTGCTCCTGGTTTAGATGCAATGAAAGCAAGAACTGCAGAGCATAAAGCAAAGCGTGGTGTTAAAGAGGAACTTTCTAGAAGAAGTAAACCATCTGCTAAAGCAAAGATGGCAAAGTTGGATGCTATATTAAAGCGTAGAGAAGAAAGAAAGGTAACAGAAAAGGAAGCACTTAAGACTGAAGGGTGGTTGGGTAAGAAGAAGGAGGAGAAGAAACCACAGAAGGCAATGGATGCTGGTGCTAGAGCAAAGAGAAAGTTACAGAGAAGAGAGTATGCTTCTAAGGTATCAGGTAGTGAGGACAATGTACCTGATGAAATGAGAGAAGGTGTTGGTAGTGCAGTCAAAGCAGTTGGTAAAGCTGCTGGTAAAGCAGTAGGATTTGCTGCTAAGTCTGCTGCTGGTGTTGTTGGTCATGGTATCAATGCATTAAATACTCCAGGATATAAACCAAAACCTAAAGCTAGTACTGCTAATAAATCAGCAGGATTAAGTGCTGCTCAATCTCAGGCAGAGAAAGCAAAGAAGGCAAGGTTGGATTCTAGAAAGAAAGCAATTAAAAAAATCAAAGATGATAGAAGAGAAAGAGCAACTACTATAATGACAGCAGAGAAGGCTGCTAAGAAGGTTAAAAAAGAAGGAGAGGATAAGAAGTTTAAAGCAGATTCAGAGAAACCAATTGTTGCTGAGTTTATTAATCATATATGGGAGAATAAAAATTGCTGTAAGAAGTGTGGTAGTTATGCTCATACAACAAAGGAATGTAAAGTATCTAAATAATCCAGCATTAATATAAAAATTATGAAATGGTTGAAGATGGAATTTATGAAAACCCCTGGTTATATGAGGGTAAACCTTTCACTACTGATGATATTGGCGACCAGTTCGGTTTTGTCTACAGGATTACTAATCTCCAGACAGGCAAACAATACATCGGTAGAAAATACTTTTGGCAAAAGCGTAAACCTAGAGGTGGTAAGAGACGGGTTACGACTGAGAGTGACTGGAAGAGATACTATGGAAGCTCTGACGAACTTAAAGCAGATCGAAAGTTACTTGGGAACTCGATATTCAAGCGAGAGATCATTGCCACCCAACCAACAGCAGGTAAGGTGAACTTTGAAGAGACCAGACAGTTGTTTCTTAACAATGTCCTGACAGAGAGCTTGACTGATGGGACACCTGCCTATTATAATAGTAACATCCTAGGTAGATACTACCGTAAGGATTATTATGATACATAATACTTTCATACATTCTTTTCATTCATTAATAGATCCTCCTAATAAGGATGAGTTATTACATGCTTTAGAGAATGCACCACTTACGAAAGACCAAGATTTTGAATGGACTCTTAACTGTTCAGTCACTACGGAAAGATTGGATCTAGATCTTGATGTATTTTTTCCTTCTTTGGATTTATTCTTTAAAGATCTAGAAGCAAATGCTAATTTAAATATTAGTTTGCATGAGGTCTGGAGGAATACTTATTCAAAGGGATACTTTCAAGAACTTCATGACCATCTTCCTCTGCATCTATCTGGTGTGGTTTTCTTAACTGACTGGAAAGAAGGGGATGCTAAATTTTACTTTCATCATAGACATCAATCTGAAATTTCTAAAGAATGGAGAGATTTGTGTCTAGGCAGAAATAATTATTTCGTTGAAGGTAAAAGAGGTCAAGTATTATTGTTCCCATCTTGGATGATGCATGGGGTATCTATTCATAAGTCTGATAACATCAGAAAAACTGTCGCTTTTAATTTACTATTCAATTCAAAATGAAAATCTTTTTAGACACTGCAGATGTTCCAACCATCCTCAAGCATTTTGAGACTGGATTGATTGACGGTGTAACTACTAACCCAACTCTTATCAGGAAAGGTGGAAAGGATCCAGAAGATGTGTACCGTGAGTTATCAATAGCAGGTATACCAGATATCAGCATGGAAGTTGTTGAAGATATGACCTTTGAGGGTAACAGACTTGCTGCTGAGTATAAGGATGTATGTACTGTCAAGGTTCCATGCACACCAGAAGGATTGAAAACTTGTAAAGAACTATCTGACAATGGTGTAAGAGTTAATGTAACTCTTATCTTCTCACAAGCACAAGCAATCCTTGCTGCTAAGGCAGGTGCTGCATATGTTTCACCATTTGTGGGTAGAGTGGATGACAATTCATTCGGTGGTCTATGCTTAGTTAAGGATATTGCTAAGGTATTCAGAG